CAACACTTCAGTCTCATAAGCTCGAAGCATCGACAGTTCGAATCTGTCACCCGCATCCAGTTTAGTGAATGCTCCGATGGTGGAATCGGTAGTCACGGCAGACTTAAAATCTGCTGCCGTAAGGCGTCCCAGTTCGAGTCTGGGTCGGAGCACCAAAAGAATAATCCGTAACGGGTTTAGGGTGAAACGCAACCGAGGTGTATTTGAGAAATAGTATTTGAAACCCTATAAGCGTCGCATCAGGTCGCGGAAGCCTGATATAAAAAGAATTAGATTTCATTGAAGTAGCTCAGTTGGTTAGAGCAGCAACCACCTCACGGTAAAGGACCAATACGCTGGTGGGTAAAGTAAGCCGATGGTTCGAGTCCATCCTTCAATGAATAAAAAGAATGTATGTCGCATTAGACTTCTGGTGAGGTCATCAGCCTTTCACGCTGACCAGACGGGATCGTAACCCGTATGCGACTCACATTTTTCTAATTCATAAATAATGATAGGAGGCTAAATGCACTATTATTTGTATGAAATTAGAAACAATATAAACGATAAAATCTACATCGGTGTACATAAAACCAAATCTTTAGAAGACGGTTATATGGGTTCAGGTTTAATTATTAATAAATCTATTGCTAAACACGGGATTGAAAATTTTACAAAAACAATTCTAGAATATTTTGAAACATCAGAAGAGATGTATGCTAGAGAAAAAGAAATTGTGGATGACGAATTTCTTATAAGAGAAGATGTTTACAATTTAAGAAGGGGCGGATTTGGTGGATTTGATTACATCAATTCAACTCCTGAAAAATATAGAGAATTTAGATCTCAAGGTGGTAAAAATATGCCCGAAGAATTAAGAAAGCAAAATGGGCATAAAACGGGTCAACAACAAAGAAAAAGATGGGAAGAAGATCCTACAACTAGACCGCCTTTGATGTTCACGAAAGAATTTAATTCTTTAATGTCTGAAAGGGCAAGAAGCGCTAATAAAAATACTTGTTTTATAAACAATGGAGTTTTATGTAAGCGTCTTAAAAAGGATTTACAAATACCAGATGGCTGGGTTAAAGGCCGTCTTGTAAAACAAAAATAGTCTCAAAGTGTTTATGGACGCACGATACCCTGTCACGGTATAAGAAGGAGATCGTTACTCCTTGGGACTGCCAGTATTTTAAGGATGATTTCAGCAATTCAAATCAAATTAAACTTTTACTTTAACCAAAAAGTCATCCTGTTTTATTTCAACGTTTTATTTTTAAAGGAACCGCATCATGAAGAAATTTCTAAAAATGTAGTGTCGATTCTGAATCCCGTATTGGTTCAGGGCAGACACGTTAATAAACAAAATATTACGACTGCCCATTGAGATGTTTAGGCTGCATAGCGGACTCTTAATCCGACAAGACTCAGTTCGATTCTGAGCGATGGGACCAAATTACGGGATTGTAGTGAAACGGTTATCACAGCGGACTTTTAATCCGTCAGATGTGGGTTCGAATCCCACCAGTCCCACCATAAGCAAACACATTACAGGTTGGGTTAGATTCGCGGTCTAACTATTTGGGAAGAAAGACGATAGTAGTTATATTCTATTGAACACTTCTAAGATACGTAGTGCGTTTACTTATGGTGAAATATCATCAAACAAATTTATTCCGCAGAAGCCAAGTATGGACAAGGCCGTGACTGTAAAATTGAATTCTTATAAATAACCAAATGATAAGGATTTAAAATGAAAAAATGCAAACATTGTCAAATAGAAATGGAAAAGGGTTCTCAACATCAGAGATGGTGTGTTTTACAGCCAAATGGCAAACCTCAAGGCAATAGAAAAGGTCAGCCGGCTTGGAACTCAGGGTTGCAAGGAGATCCTAGATTAAAACATAGTCAAGAATCTAAAGATTTGTTATCTAAATTGACTAAAGACCGAGGGGAAGAATGGCATAAGGAAAACGGTAGAAGAATTTCTGAAACAGTTAATAAAAAGGTAGCTGACGGAACATGGCACACTTCATTGGCTAAGAAAATGCATAAAAATTATAATGGAGTTGATTTACATGGTTCTTGGGAAGTAGCATATGCTAAATATTTGGACTTGAATAACATAAAATGGATGAGGTGTAGAGAATCATTCTCATATGTTTTTGATGGTAAAGAACGTAAGTATACCCCTGATTTTTATCTCATTGAAACGGATGTATACATTGAAATAAAAGGATATAAAACTGAAAAAGATGTTGCAAAGTGGAATCAGTTTCCGAAACATAGAAAATTAATTGTATTGATGAAAAAAGAATTAGAAGATTTAAAAGTATTATGCTGACCGTAAGCAAACATGGTGTAGGCGCTCCGCTGTTAACGGAGATTAAGTTAGGTTCGATTCCTAAACGGTCAGCATAATATTTTAATTTTGCCCGCTAGCTCAATGGCTAGAGCAGCCGACTGATAATCGGCCGATATAAGTTCGATTCTTGTGCAGGCAACCAAAAGAAAATTTCTCCGTATTGCGTAGCCTGGTAGCGCACTTGGTTTGGGACCAAGAAGCCGAGGTTCAAATCCTCGTATGGAGACAAAATTTTTTATTATAAAGGAAAAACTATGTTTATAAACGATGCACTTATTTTTGTTGGTTTGATTTTAGTTATTTTATTTTCATATATGGCGTGGAAACTTCGAGGTGTCAATTGGATTGAATACTTCAAAACAAGTGATGGAAAAGGTATCCTAAAAGGTATCATTCTGGCTCCACTAGTCATTATCATTTTCGCTTTCATTCTATCGTTGATTCCATCTAAAGCTAGTGCTCAAGGAACATGGTTCAATGATGCATCAGTCTTTATTGGAATTGATAGTACCAAAAAGATTTCACCACAATGCGATGCAAACACTATCGATGACCGTGGAACATCTAATCTTGGTGTTAGACTGAACATCTGGCAAAGTTCTTCAGAGAATGTTCGCATCAACTCAAAATACACACATCACTCTTGTGTGTTGGGCAGCGATGACAAAAGTTACGATGCAGTTGGTGTTGAGTTGGAGTGGAGAGTCTGGAAACGATGATTGGGAAATATTATGTCTGATGGTGGAAAAGGAAGTAAACCTAGACCGTTGTCAGTAGATCAAAAAACATTTGATGACAACTGGAACGCAATCTTCAGTAAAGAAAAAACTTGGGATCACTACAGCGATTTACCTAATCCTAAAGCATACAGTGATTATCAAGATATTTTGTCAACTGAAGATTGTGTATTGGATGCTTTTGATGAGGACAATTCCGGTGTAGTATAATGGCATTATAGGGGTCTCCAAAACCCACGATGGAAGTTCGATTCTTTCCACCGGAGCCACAAAAAACACTTTATTTTTGAATTGCAATATATAGATATATGCGTAAAATAAATTTTGAAGAAGTGAAGGATTTCATATCCAAACAATCAACACAATCGAAAATATACATTGGTTGTGATTCCGAAAGATTTTTATTGAAAGATGTTTGGTATGCGGATTACATCACGGTTGTTGTTGTCCACATTGATGGAAAACATGGCGGTAAAATTTTTAGTGATACGGACCGTGAGAGAGACTTCGATCAGAAACAAAATCGCCCCCGATATCGTTTGATGAATGAAGTGTACCGCGCGAGTAATATGTATTTGCAATTAGCAGATGTTTTGATTGATCGGAATGTTGAGGTTCATTTAGACATCAATCCAAATGAGAATTATGGTTCATCATGTGTGTTGAATGAAGCAATTGGTTATATCCGTGGAACCTGTAATGTAATACCTCTAGTCAAACCACAGAGTTGGGCATCTTCAAACTGTGCGGATTGGATGTTGAAAAACAGGAACTACAAAAACACATAACGCGGTTATAGTTTAGTGGCAAAACTTCTGTTTTCCAAACAGTTATCTTGAGTTCGATTCTCAATAACCGCTCCAAATTGCCGACCATAGTTAAATGGAAATAACAAAGATGTTCTTTTTATAAATAGTAATGTACCGCTGAACCCGACATCGGCCTTCTAAGCCGATCCTCAGAGTTGGGTGGATGGCATGAGGTTCGATTCCTCCCAGCGGTGCCATTCTTTTATAAAGAGAAAATTGATGAATAAAGTAAAAACAAAATATCAATGTCAAAAATGTAATAATTTATTTTCAGCTAAAGCTGGAAATTATGAAAAACATATAAAAGTTTGTGACGGTAACTATAAACCTTTTGTTAAATTGACTTGTTGTAAATATTGTTCTTTATCTTTTGGTGATTTATCGAATAGTGAACGAGCTAATCATTCACGATGGTGTAATCAAAACCCAAAATCAAAAGAGTACACGAAAGAATTTTTTGAACATATGCGAAAATTCATAACTGAGGACTCTAGGAAAAAAATGGCTAAAAGTATTAAAATAGCTCATACTGAAGGTAAATATAAAGAAGCTCCACAAAAAAGTTTAGATACAAAAATAAAAAACGGGACACTAAAACACACAACAGAAACAAAAAAAATTCTCAGTGAGAAAGCATTAAAATCTAATCACAGACGGATATTAAGATCAACAAGAAAATATACTAAAAAAGATGGAACAGAAGTTTTATTAGATTCTTCTTGGGAAGAAGCATTAGCAATTAGACTTGATGAATTAAATATTGAATGGATTAGACCAAATCCAATAAAGTGGATTGATAAGAGTGGTAAAGAACATAATTATTTTCCAGATTTTTATTTACCTAAAAATGATATTTATTTGGATCCTAAAAATCCACAAGTATATAAAATGTCTATTGAAAAAATAGAACATATAACAAAAATACTTCCGAATTTATTAATACTAAAAACATTAAAGGAATGTAAAGAATTTACCATATGATGGTGGTCGGACCATCTTATCGGTAAACATAAAATCATCTATTGACAATTGAATAAAAGTGTGTTATAATGTTTATCTAAATAATGAAAAAGGAATATACAATGCCTCGCGTGACTGATGCCAATATACTATTTTCTGGTGCTGAACCTAAATTCAATTCTGAGTTATCTTCTTCGGAAATGATGCAGGCACTATCGTGGTATGCTCAGAATAAGGGCAAAAAGGATGCATTCAAATATGGTTGCGATTATCTAAAAAAGAATCTCAAATTAGATGCCTCAAATGTTCTCAAAGATAGGGTCGCAACATTTGGATTCGTTTGTAGAATTCTATCAAATGGCGGAAAACTAAATGATAATTATCAAGTTTGGTTTGATGCTGAGGTAGAAAAGATTAGAGAACAGATTCAAAATTTCAAACCAACAATCGTTGTAGAGAAAACAAATGTAATCAGCATTCAGGATCGCATTCGTGAGAAAGCAAATGAATGTATTGGTGAGTTGGAATATCAGATAGATCAAATTATTTTATCATCATTCAAAAATACATGTTCACCATATTCTATTTTTCAGACAATGAACATCAAAGATGCTCAGACAAAATATATTATCGACTGGGCAAAAAACAAACGAAAAGAGTTGGATCTAGTTGTTGATGGTACAGATGAACAATTGAATGAAGGCTATTCTAATTTCAAAAAAGTAGAAATCAAAAAACTGATTGCATATTTTGACCAAGTGATTTTGGATTGTGGTAAATTATCTCAGACAGCTTCAGTCAGCCGTAAACCAAGGAAACGCAAAAGTAAAACACCAGCGCAAATTGTTTCCAGAATGAAATTTATGTTTGAGTTTGGTGAATTGAAATTGAAATCAATCAATGCGACAGAAATTGTTGGTGCAATGTCTCTCTGGGTATATAATACGAAAACTCGTAAGTTGGGTGTATATCATGCCGAAGATGCTGGTGGTTTGATGGTCAAAGGTTCAAGTATCATTAGTTATGCAGAATCTAAATCGGTACAAAAGAAATTGAGAAAACCTGAAGTGACATTACCAGAATTATTGAGTGCTGGCAAGGTTACATTGCGAAATATCATGGCAAACATTCGTGCAGTTGAAAGTCCATTGACAGGACGAATCAACAGTGATACAATTCTATTGAAGGCTACAAAATGATTATCTTTGACTACCAACAAATTGCAATCTCAAATCTGATGGAACAGATTGGATCATCTAAGGATTCTGTGGATGAGAATCTTGTTCGCCACATGATCTTGAATACTATTCGAACTTATGTGAAGAAGTTTAGATCCACACACGGACCCGAAGTGATTATTGCGTGTGATAACAAACAATATTGGCGTAGAGAGATTTATCCACACTACAAAGCTGGGCGTAAGAAAGCTCGGGCTGCTTCTGGGCATGATTGGTCTTCAATTTTTGAATCGTTGAATAAGATTCGTGAAGAGATGAAAGAAAGTTCTCCATATAAAGTAATTGATGTTGATGGTGCTGAGGCTGACGATATCATTGGAGCACTTGTTCAGAAATATTCTGGAACAGAGAAAATTATGATCTTGTCCTCTGATAAAGATTTTGCACAGTTGCAAAGATTCAAAAATGTTGAACAATATTCACCAATCATGAAAAAGTATATCAAAGAACCGTTCCCAACAGTTCAACTAAAACAGTTGATCATTCGAGGTGATAAGAGTGATGGTATTCCAAACATTCTTTCACCAGACGATGTTTTCGTAGTTGGTGGTCGACAGAGACCAATTACAGAAACTAAAATTATTGCTTGGTTGAATCAAGAACCAAAAGAATTTTGTAATGATGAAATGTTTCGTAACTTTGTTCGTAATGAAACACTCATCGACTTGTCTAAAATTCCAGAAAAAATTCGCAATGAAATCATACACACCTACGAAAATGTTTCTGGTAAAACAAAACAAGAATTTATGAATTACATGATTCGTAACAGACTAAAAAACCTTTTAGAATGTATTGACGAATTTTAAGGAAAAACAAATGATCAATGGTAAACTATACTCTGAAATTTTT